AGAGCACCAACGCACGCATGGTGACGGCTTTTGTGCGCTCTCGCGGGCAGGGACTTGTCGATGGGGAATGGCAAGATCTTGGCGACTGGGACTTGGAAGATACAAAAGCCCTTCCTCGCCGTGCCATCGCCAAAGTGGTGACATTCATTTCTGAAGAGCAAGAGGCTGAAGTGAAGGAGGCCACCGAAGGAGCAAAAAAATCCCAGAAGAGGAATACTCCTCAGACGCCGAGCGTTTAGAAGCACAGGCGAGAAGATTCCTCACTTCTCTAACTCCATGGGATGATCTTTATTTCCGACTTTCGTCGTCGGACTTTAAGGACGAGCGATGGAGTGGAAAGTATTTTGGCCGTCAGCGAGTGCAAGATGTAAAGGCGGCCTTGAAATACCTAGAAAAGCATGACGTAAGCAAGTACAACATTCAAAGCATAGCCATTGCCAAACTTGGCACTATGGCTGCAGGAATGATGGGCGGCAAAAAATCAAGCATCAAGCCCAATGATTTCCTGCCATTTGACACCACAAAGATCAAGAAAGAAGATGGTGTGACGGACAGGAGCCTAATAGTCTTGCAGCGTTTGATGAAGACTCGCCGAATGGATGGAAGAGTGATTGCGCTACTAGCTGAAGAGATTAAAGCGTTTAGCAGTCGCAGTAAAGAATAACGTTCTAGAATCAGTATCATAGAAGGTTCGGAAGATGACTCAAAGCGGAGGACAGGCGGCAGGTATCCAGCTCCAAGTGGGACTTGACCTGGCGTATTTCCGCGCTCAGATGCAAAAAGTTAGCAATATTGCTAGCAGTGAATTTACCAGCCGCTTAGATGTCCGATTTAACAAGAGGACTCTCGATGCTGAATTAAACAATCTTCAACGCGCCATCAAGCGTCGTGTTTACAGGGTAGAAATTGGCGGTAATCTCAGCACTTTACCAGCTCAAATTGAAAATTTAAGGAAGCAGCTTGCTTCTCTTGAAGATACGAAAATCGATGTAGGTGTAGGGGTCGTCAAGAGTCTTTCAAAAAAAGACGCGCAGAGGATCAAGACGGACTTACGCCAGTCAATCCTGGGCGAAGACAAGAAGATCTTTATTCCGGTTTCAATCAAGCCAAGCATAGCGAAAAAAGATGTTTTAGATTTCAAGAATGCCGTCCAGTCGAAGCTGAGCGGCATCACTGTCAAGGTAAAAGCGGACCTGGAGTCTGCGTCAATTAGCGGCGGGGCCAAGAGTCGCTCCGACATTGATGCTGATGTAAGGCGCGGCCTCGAAATGATTAGCGAAATCGGTGCTCAGCGCATGGCGCAAGGCACGGGAGGGGTTACTGAAGCGGCGAGACGAGAGCAACTAAGACAATCTCTAACATCGGGAGGATTCGACATTGGCGGACTGAAGGACATTGGAAGGCAATTGGGAATTACTGGCACAGGGCGATTTAAGAATGCAAATAATTTAATAGAAAAAATTGTTACTGATGCGTCCATTGAAATGGTCAAGAAGTATCTTGATCCTCAGGCCGTAATGCGCAATCCCGACCGAAGTGGACTTGGAAAAGTTTTAGACACTTTTGCGCGTGGCGTGTTCAACATGCTGGGAATGGATTCAGCAGCCATGTTGCAGCAAGCAAGGCAGGGAAGACTTCCTGCTTCTATCAACTGGCAAGCGACTGCTCCTAGACAGCCCGCCTCCATCGGTCCTTCTTCTACTGGGAGGGTTCTCCCTCCTGGCGCCGAACGTATCGGGCTCCCAGGGACATCTTTCGCCACTCAAAAATTACTATCAGGAGACTTACTAACACCTTCGATGAAGGCCGCAATTAGAGATGCGGCGAACGATTTGATTGACGGCATCCGCGACAGAATAAACGCGGCTATTAGGCAAGTCAACGTTGAGGATCTAGGCAGGGTCTCGCAAAGAATGTTGACAGGTTCGCCCGTGGCTGGATACCTTCCTCCTGTTGCAAGATTTGGGGAGGGACGCACTCCTAGTCCGTACAGCACTGGCCGACTTGGAAGAGATGGAGAAACTCAATCCGAGTTGTTTGCACGGCGAGAGCGCGAAGCTCGCATGCGTTCAGCGCAACGTGAAATGGAGGTGTTAGGTGGTGGAGCAGGAAGGCCCGCCTCTCCATACAGCTATGTAAACCGAGCGGCCCGCCCAACAAGTGCAATGATTCCCTACGCTGCGGGTGGCGCGTTGGTTCCGATGGGAGGGGGTGGAGGAGGTGGCATTCCTCCTCGCCCACCATCGGGCGGCAGCGGGAGGGGAGGCATGGCTAATTTTGGCAGGGCACTTGGCAGCGTCAATCTCCCTGGTGCTGGAGTAATGCGCGAGATTGGCGAAGAATTTGCAATGGCGGCGAAGCAAGTGCTGCTTTTTGGCACGGCTTACAAGGCGCTCGCTTTCCTTACTTCATTCCCCGCTCAAGTAGGAGCAGCGGTGGGCGCACTGCAAAACTTCAATAATACGCTTAAGGCAATTTCTCCTAGCGCGCAGGAAGCCAGTGCATCCAATCAGTTCATCCTGGATATTGTTGATCGTTACAACGTTCCCCTTCAATCCGCAAGAGATGGCTTTACTAAATTGTATGCTTCCATGGCTCCTGCTGGTTTCAAGGGCGATGAAATTCGTGCATTGTTTACAGGAGTAAGTCAAGCTGCTGCCACTTTTGGTATGAGCGCAGACAAAGTAGACAGGGTAAATTATGCCTTCGCTCAGATGGCCAGCAAGGGCCAAGTGATGAGCGAAGAATTGAAAGGGCAATTGGGCGACGTGTTGCCTGGCGCTATGGGTATCTTCGCGGAAGCCGCTGGCTTTAAGGGTCCGCAAGCAATTGAAAAATTCTCCAAGGCTCTAGAGGATGGCGCTTACAAAGGAGACGCCATGAGAGGGCTTCTGAGAAATGTTACCACTGTGCTCACAAAGGAATTTGGTCCTGGCGCAGAAGGGGCCGCTCGCACATTCCAAGGTGTGATCAACAGAATGCAAAACTCAACGAAGCTTCTGTATGAAGCCTTTGAGCCTGTGGCCGTTGGGTTCCTGAATAGCGTCGTTGTGCCCTTGACTAGCGGCATTAAAACAGTTGCCGATGGTTTTACGGCTTTCTTCACTGGCGTTAACGCTAAAACCTCAGGGGGTTTTGCCATTGCCCAAGAGTTGGAAAAGTTGAAGCCCACGTTTGAAGGAATTCGCGCCAATGTTACGGCTCTACTCCCCACGCTTCAATCTTTTGCCAGCACGCTACTGGGGCTAGGCAAAGTGTTCCTGCAAATTGCTGGCAATCCATTTGTTGGCTATTTGACGCGAGTATATCTTTCGGTGTTGCCCCTCACCATTGCCATTCGCGCATTAAATCTTCAGGCATTAATTCCTTTGATTGCTAGTTTTTTGCGTGCCATTCCAGCCTTTATAGCATTTACTGCAGCCACGGTTCAAGGAGCTACTGCTAACAAGGCACTTCAGTTGAGCATGCAATTAACCGGCCAGACTGCTGGCGTCACTGCCGCTCAAATTAGGACCGTATCCGTAGCCCTAAAAGCTGCATTTGCTAGCACTGTGGTGTTAGCAATCGTCGCTGGTATTGGCATGATTATTGAAAAAATGATCTCCCTAGGCGCTCGTATGGACGAGGTGAGAAAGAAGGCGATGGGAACGGCAGAGTCTATTAGGTCGATGTCACAGGCAGAAGCAAGGCAGGCCGGCAATCAAGCAGCATCCGACGTAAGATTAATTCAAGGTATTTCACAAAGACAGCAATTAGCGGGGCGCCCTGGTCGCATTGCCGTGACCGCGCAGGAACAGGCCGCACTGGAAAGGGCTGGTGTCACCACTCAATCGACAGCTACCAGGGGAAGAGGGGCGGCAGGATTCACGCAGTCGGTGGAATTGACTCAGTTGCGTGGTGCAATAGACAAACGACAAGGTGATTTTAGGGAAGCAGAATATAGACAACGAGTCGAAAAATTTAATGCGCAGCAACAAACTTTGCCTACTAACTTGCCACCCATTGAGGGAGTAGGTGTTGCGACCGGTAAGCCGGGCGGTGATGGTGCAGCAGAAAAAAGAGTGCCATTGGAGCAGTTGCTGGATATGGAGAGCCAGCGCACATTGAGACTGAACCTTTCAAAAGCCGAACTACGACTGACTCAGCTAATTACGGCAGCCAGACTCCAGGGGAATAATGCCGAGGCTGAAAGTCTTGAGGGGCTTTCTAATTCTCTGCTGTTGCGTATAAAATTAACAGCAGCTCAAGGCTTTGTTAACACCTTGCTTGACAAGGAAAGCGAAATTGTCGGAAAATCTCTAACGAAAGAACAGTTTTATAACAAATTACAAGAGGCGAATGTTGAAGTACAGCTATTGTCAAATGATCTAAAAGCCAGCTATTTGGAGATGCAGGTCAAAGAAAACGAAGCGGAAAAAACAGCGCAAAATGCTTTGAGCGAAAGAATAAGACAGCAGTTGTCGTTAAACAGATTGCTTGAAGATGCGGCAATTTCCGCGGGGGTGGTTAGTCCGCAGAATGCTGCTATCAGCGGACAGCGCCGGGAATTTCAAGATCAGCTTTTGCAAGCTAAAGAGCTTGGTGCCACTCCAGAGCAAATTGCGTCACTAGAGGCTTTTCAGGCCGCCACGCCTCAAGCGGGCTCACTGCAAGAAACTTTGCGTGGCATTCAAAACGAATTCAATAAGCTCATTTCCATTCAGGAAACGATCAAAACTTCCGCTAGCGCAGTTGGAGACGCTTTTGGAAATGCTTTCAAAGGAGTTATCACTGGCAGCATGTCTGCGCGAGAAGCCCTTGCGGGCTTCTTTCAGAGCGTTGCAGATTCCTTTGCGGACATGGTGGCGAAGATGATCGCCGAGTATTTGAAGATGGCGCTTATTAAAGGAATCATGAGCCTGATTCCAGGGTTAGGAGCCGTTGCTGGTGGGCTGAGCAGTGCATTTGGTGCAAGCGGACCTTCTTTTAATGCTGGCGCGTTTTCAGGGCCAGCCTTGTCTCCTGGTGCTGCATTTGGAGGAGGAGGATCAGCCAATTTCTCTGGCGCATTTGGTGGCGGCGCTGCGGCTTTCAGTCCATCAGCATTTTCTGTCCCCGCATTCGCTAACGGAGGCATCGTCACAGGCCCCACGCTGGGCCTTGTAGGCGAAGGTCGCTACAATGAAGCAGTCATTCCTCTTCCTGATGGTAAGAGCGTTCCTGTGGACCTTGGAGGGGCCATGGGGAATCAAATCACTAGCAACATCGTGGTCAACGTAAGCTCTGACGGCAAAACTTCTTCTTCTGGAGCAGGCTCTGACTCTGCCGGTCTTGGTCGCAAGATTGAAGGAGCAGTGAAGCAAGTGATCGTAGGTGAGCTTCGCCCTGGTGGTCTTCTCGCAGGGATGCGTTAAATCATGACCCAACCCACTTTCGCCATTGCTTGTGAATACGGACTGACCGTCAAAAGGGGCAATCGCACGCTTAAGGCGCAGTTTGGCGATGGCTACGAACAAGTGAGTCCTGATGGCGTTAATACTGACATTCGTGAATACACCATTGAAACTGCGCCAATTTCAGACGAAGCAGCAATTGCTCTTGATGCTCAACTATCAGCACTGCGCGGCGACTTCTTTTATAGTCAGTTCTTTATGGACAGTGCTTTGTTCAAATACCGCTTGGAGCCTAATTCATGGCAATGGCGAACAATTGGTCCCGATAATAATTCCTTTAGCTTCACTGTAAGGAGGATTTATGACACTAGGAGCTGACGTTCAACAAGGCTGGCATGATGCCATCGTTGAAATGTACGATATAGACCTCACGGGAATTACGAACGATCCTGCTGATATTTACTATTTTACGAATCAGCTAAAAGAAGACGGCACAAAAGTGCAATGGAAAGGAAATGTTTATGATCCGCTGCCAATCCTTTCTGCTGGTTACGACAGGAATACAAACGGACAAATTGCACAGCCCACTCTGACAGTAGCCAATGTTCTTGGCACTTTCTCTCAAGT